TCTGGGAAACAAATACAACAACTTGATATATGCGGAGGGCCTTGGGCCCTCCATGTTTTTTTGATTTTATAATTACACACAAAATATGGCAAATACAAACAAGTTCTCACTGTTCGGTTTTACAATCTCTCGTCAACAAGATGAGGATGATAAAGTCGTTCAACAATCTTTTGCACCTCCAACTTCGGATGATGGTGCATTAACTATTACATCTGCCGCTTACTACGGTACATATGTTGACTTAGATGGCACCGCAAAGAATGAGGTAGAACTTATTTCTCGTTACCGTGAAATGGCAATGCAACCAGAAATTGAATCTGCGATAGATGACATAGTTAATGAAGCTATTGTACAAAATGATGATGGCAAAATTACTGAAATTGTTTTAGATGATTTAAAACAACCAGATAAAATTAAGAAGGCCATTAAAGAAGAATTCAATACCATTCTTCGTTTGTTTAATTATCAAAATATGGCACAAGATATTTTCCGCCGTTACTATGTTGACGGCAGAATGTATTATCACCTTATTATTGATCGTGAGAACCCACAAGAAGGTATTAAAGAGTTAAGATATATTGATCCACGTAGATTGCGTAAAGTGCGTGAGATTAAGAAACAAAAAGATGAACGCACAGGTGTGGAGATTATGAACCCTGTAAATGAGTACTACATCTACAATGACAAGGTAGTCTCAGGATCAGCCTCAAACTTTGGACCAGTCGGTACACGCATCACAACAGATTCGATCATCTCGGTGGTTTCTGGCCTTATGGATTCACGTAGGGCAGTTGTGTTGTCATATCTACACAAGGCAATCAAGCCATTGAATCAGTTAAGAATGATTGAAGATGCAACAGTTATCTATCGCATTTCACGTGCTCCTGAACGCCGTATCTTTTATATTGACGTTGGTAATCTTCCTAAATTAAAAGCGGAACAATACCTCCGTGACATTATGGTCAAGTATAAGAACAAACTTGTCTATGATGCAAACACAGGTGAAGTCCGTGATGACCGCAAGTTTATGTCCATGATGGAAGACTTTTGGTTACCACGTAGAGAAGGCGGCAAAGGTACAGAGATTACCACACTACCAGGTGGACAAAACCTAGGTGAGTTGGAAGATGTTAAGTACTTTCAAAAGAAATTATACGGTGCATTGTGTGTACCAGTTTCTAGATTAGAACCGAATCAAAGTTTTTCTCTTGGTCGTACCTCAGAGATTACTAGAGATGAATTGAAGTTCTCCAAATTTGTTGATAGACTACGTAACAAATTTTCGGATGTTTTTGACCAGGCTCTTCGTGTACAGTGTGTACTTAAAGGCATATGTACCAATGAAGAATGGAACTTGTTTAAAGAACACATTCACTATGATTTTATCAGAGATAATAATTTCTCCGAATTAAAAGAATCGGAATTAATTAATCAAAGATTGTCTTTGTTGGGTGCAGTCGATCCTTATACGGGCCGGTATTTTTCACAAAAGTGGATACAACAAAATGTGTTGCGTTTATCGGATGATGAGATTGAAGAAATGCAGGAACAAATTGACAAAGAAAAAGAAATGGGTCTTGGTTTGCCAGTTGCAGTAACTAACGATGTTGCACAACAACAAATGATGGGTCAGGTTCAAACTGACCAAATGGTACAACAGGCAAAGTTGATGCCCGATCAAGGTCAAGCTGATGGAGGTTCTGGTGGTTCTACATCAGCCAGCCCAAAAGCAAAGAGTTCTAGTGGTTCGAAGCCAGTTAAAGGTGATTTGAGTTTAGAAGATACTACCTTCACTAGATTAAAACGCATATTATAATTAGGAGATAAACATGGCAACAGCAAGAGAAATAGTAGACTATGCAGAACAAGATAACGCAAAAGAAATGCGGGATGCTTTATATTCTGCATTGCAAGACAAGGTAATGGCGCACATTGAAGCACACAAACAATTGGTCGCACAAAACATAATGAACCCACCAGAAGCATCTGCTGAAGATGAAGCGGTTCAACCAGAAGTTGCGACTTAATTTTGTCATATTGGTATAAATATTATTCAAACAATAACAGGGATTTAAAATGGCAAATTTGTTTACATATCAAGTCATTAAAGACACAACAGAACATGCTGTTATTAAGTTAACAGGCAAGTTTGATGGTACTGGTCAAGAAGATAATCATTTTAGAATTACAGCTAACACATTATATGGTGCATTAGATAGTTCTAAAGGAAATCTACTAGTATCAACGGCCAATACAGGTGCTTTATCATATTATGGATTAGCAGTAAATCGTGTATGGTATGATTGTTCAACAGATGGTGATGTTCAATTATTCTGGCACGCCGATACAGCTGTAACATTAATGATATTGAACGGTAACGGTGAATATGACGGTGCCGGCAACTGGACAACAATTCCAAACAATGCAAAAGGTACCGCTGGTTGCAAAGGCGACATAGGTATACAAACTCGAGCTATGGTTGCAAACAGTTCTTATACAATTGTACTAGAGTTACGTAAAGATAATGAACACTATCAACGTGGACAGTTCAACGATCCTGCTGCCTTCAATTATGGTAGTTACGGAATAAGACCATAAGGACCAACATGAAACTCATTAAAGAAATTACCGAATCAGTAAACTATTTGGTGGAAGAAAATGATGGAAAGAAAACTCTTTTCATTGAAGGTCCATTTTTAGTTTCTGAGAAGGTTAACAAAAACGGCCGCATGTATAAAGAAGAAACCATGCGTAAAGAAGTTGGTCGTTATGTAACCGAGTATGTTGATAAAAATCGTGCCTTTGGTGAACTGGGTCATCCAGACACCCCATCTATCAATCTGGATCGTGTGTCTCACATTATTGTGGGATTACGTCAAGAAGGAACTGCTTGGATAGGCAAAGCTAAAATTCTTGAAACACCAATGGGTAACATTGCAAGAAGTCTTATCGAAGGTGGCGCACAACTAGGTGTGTCTTCCCGTGGTATGGGTTCTCTCAAAGCTATCAACGGTGTTAACATAGTTCAAGATGACTTTCATCTGGCCACAGCGGCAGATATTGTAGCAGACCCTTCTGCGCCTGGTGCTTTTGTACAAGGTATTATGGAAGGTAAAGAGTGGATGATGGTAAACGGATCATGGACTGAGGTTCAGTACGAAGAAGCTAAGAGAGAAATCAAACAAGCTTCTAGTAAAGACATTGAACGTGTAAGTTTAAAAATATTCGAAAACTTCATCAAAAAACTTTAATTATAAATATCCAATATAAAATCAAGGAGATTCTCAAAATGGGAAAATTTAATCTGACAGACGCCGCTAAATCAATTCTTACAGAAGGCGCAAAGGAAAACTTTGAAGCTTCTGTAGCTCGTGGCCACAAAGAAGGTTCATCTAAACTACCTACATCTGTTGCCTATGGTACAAAAGATGCTGGTGAAGTTGCTGGTGAAATCAAGAAACAAGATGACGAAACTGGTGATTACACCAAAGGTGTTCCAACAGCTACACCTCCTGGCGCAACACCACCTGTCGGTTCACAACCTGGCGGCAAACTATCTGGTCCTGCCGATTCAGAAGGTGCTGAGCACAAAGCTGTTCAAGCAGCTGCAACAGACTATTCTGCCATTCGTGACAGAATCAAAGCTAAACTTGCACCACAAATGATGCAAGCAAATCCAGGTGCAACATTCCAATCTTATGCTGAAGGAACAGAAGAAGATGAAGAAGAAGAAGTTGTTGCTGAAGAAAGCCACGAAGATGCTGGTGAGGACAAAGCAATGATTAAGAAAATGATGAAGAAACAAAAAATGAAAGAACAGATGGACCAAGATGTTGGTGCATTACTTTCTGGTGAAGAATTGTCCGAAGAATTCAAAACAAAAGCAACCACAATTTTTGAAGCAGCCGTTATTGCTCGTTCACAAGCCATTTTGGAAGAAGTTGAAGAAGCAATGTACGAAGAATTCGAAGCTTCAGTTGAAGAAGTTAAAGAAGATTTATCTAAGAAATTGGATGACTACATTAACTACATGTCAGAAGAATGGTTCAAAGAAAACCAATTGGCAATCGAAAAAGGACTACGTGCCGAAATCGTTGAAGATTTCATCCGTGGTATGAAAACTTTGTTCGAAGACCACTACATTGACATTCCAGAAGAAAAAGTAAACGTTGTCGAAGAATTGACAGACAAGGTTGAAGAATTGGAAGACTCATTAAACGAACAGATTCAGACTGCCGTTCAAATGAAGAAACAAATTAACGAATACAAAAAAACAGAGGCTATACATGCAGTATGTGAAGGCCTAACGCAGACTCAAGTGGAAAAATTGAAATCACTCGCAGAGAGTGTTGACTTTACCACAGAAGAGGAATTTGGTCGTAAATTGGAAACATTGGTAGATTCATACTTCCAGTCTCCAATTAAAGCGATTCAAAGTTCTGTATTGCACGAAGCAGTGGAAGTTGAGGAAGACAAGAAACCATCATCGGTATCTGTTGATCCTGCAATTGCACAATACGCACAAACAATCTCTAAATCATTGGTTAAATAAATAAACTTTACCAATAAAAGATACTAATAAGGAGAACACTAAATGTATCTAACCGAAGAACTACAAAAAAAATGGGCACCTGTGCTTGAGCACGAAGGCCTAGAGTCCATCAAAGACCCATACAAGAAAGCTGTTACAGCACTTGTTTTGGAAAACCAACAACGTGAAATGGCAGCTGCTCACTCACAGTTGAACGAAACAGCAGTTTCTACTGCTCCAACAAACGTTACAGGTTCTGGCATTTCTAACTACGATCCAATCTTGATTAGCTTGGTTCGCCGTGCGTTGCCTAACTTGATTGCATATGATGTTGCAGGCGTTCAGCCAATGACAGGCCCAACCGGCTTGATCTTTGCAATGCGTGCTCGTTATGATGCACAAACAGGTTCACCAAACAACGCAAACGAAGCATTCTATAGCGAAGCAAATACAGAATTCTCTGGTGCATTGTCTACATCTAACCCATACGGTTTCCGTGGTAACAACGCAACAGACATTCGTACAAACCCTATTGCAGACTTGACTGCTAACCACTACACAACTGGTATTGGCATGACAACAGCAACTGCTGAAGCATTGGGTGCTGATACAGATAGTCCTTTCAAACAAATGGCATTCTCAATTGAGAAAGTTACTGTTACTGCACAATCACGTGCTTTGAAGGCTGAATACTCTCTAGAACTTGCACAAGACTTGAAGGCAATTCATGGCTTGGATGCAGAAACAGAGTTGTCAAACATCCTTTCTACAGAAATTTTGTCTGAAATCAACCGTGAAGTTATCCGTACAATCTATACAACTGCTGTTGCAGGTGCTCAATATGGTACTACAACTGCTGGTGCATTTGACTTGGACACAGACTCTAACGGTCGTTGGTCAGTTGAACGTTTCAAAGGTTTGATTTTCCAAATCGAACGTGATGCTAACGTAATTGCTAAGCAAACTCGTCGTGGCAAAGGTAACGTGATGATTGTATCATCTGACGTTGCTTCCGCAATGGCAATGGCTGGCGTGTTGCAATACACACCTAACCTATCTGCTGATCTACAAGTTGATGACACAGGCAATACATTTGCTGGTTTGTTACACGGTCGTATCAAAGTATACATTGATCCATATTTTGGTGGTTACACAAGCAACCAAGAATTGGTTACAATTGGATACAAAGGTACTTCACCTTATGATGCTGGCTTGTTCTATTGCCCATACGTTCCGCTACAAATGGTTCGTGCAATTGACCAGTTCACATTCCAACCAAAAATTGGATTCAAGACACGTTACGGCATGGTTGCAAACCCATTCGCAAACGGTCTTACATCTGGCAACGGTGCATTGAACCCACGTACAAACGTTTACTATCGCATTTTTGCAGTTAGAAACTTGATGTAATCCCAGGGATGGGAAGAGTCACCATTAAGAGTGACATTTAAAGACCACCTTCGGGTGGTCTTTTTTTTTGGCTCCTAAATACTGATAGAGGAGATAACATGACTGCAATAACTAGATCACCAGAAAATACCAATTTACTTC